GCCATCGGCCAGTTCACGCAGATGACCATGCAGCCGCACACCGACATGCTTCGCGCACTCGCGGCACGCATGAGCGGCGCGACCGGCGTGCCGCTCAGCCAGTTCGGCGTCATGACGGACTCCGGCCCTTCCTCGTCCGACGCGATCATGGCGGCGGAAAGCGAACTTGTCATCGAGGCGAAGAACGCCTGCCGCGCCATCGGAGTGCAACTGCGCAAGGCCGCTAGGGATATCGCCATACTCAATGGCACGTCTGCGGACAGCGATGAGCTCGACCGCCTGCAGGTCAACTGGCGTGACCCCGAACGCCCATCGCAGGCCGCGCTCTCCGATGCCATCGTGAAGCAGGTGACGGCCATACCGTGGCTCGCCAACTCCGACGTTATTCTGGAGAAGCTCGGCTACACGGATTCCGACATCACACGCCTGTTGGCCGACAAGCGCAAGGCCGAGACCCGCAGCGTGCTTGACTCCCTCATGAACGGAGGCAACAAGGATGACGGACAACCGACAACTGGACCAGCTACAGGCCAGCCAAGCCAGAGCGGTGGAACTGGCGCGCCGCGATCTGGCGAAACTGTGGGGGACGCTGCAACAGCTCAGTCCTGAATGGCAACGTGACATGCTACTCGACTACGTGCCGCAACTGGTCGCCAAATACGGCGACCTCGCGGCACAGGCCGCCTACGAATGGTATATGCGCGTCCGTGGCGAATCGGTGCCCGAATCATGGGAGTACGACCTATCCGATTCTTTCCCCGGTGATGGCATCGACAAGACGATACGCTGGCAGGCCGGCCACCTGTGGACCGACCCGCAGACCATGCAGGCGTATCTTGTCGGTGCGATGCAACGCTGGGTCATGTATTCGGGGCGCGAAACCATCGCCCGCCTGTGCGAGCACGACCCGTCCGAACCCCGGTACGCGCGCGTGCCGAGAGGCGCGAAGACGTGCGCGTTCTGCACGATGCTCTGCTCGCGCGGCTGGGTGTACCGCAGCGAGAAAACCGCGAAATACGCCAAAGGCTCGTTCAGCCTGTTTCACGACGACTGCGACTGCCAGATCGTACCCGAATGGGACAGGAACCAAGCCCACATCGAGGGCTATGACCCCGACCGCATGTACTCGGAATACACGCACGCCCGCAGCCTCATCGAGAACGGCGGCCTGGACGACGACACCTATCGGATGATAAAGGCCACCACAAAAGGCAACCCCGACAATCCCAACGACCCGAACACGATCACCTATGTGATGCGCCGACTCTACCCCGACCGTTACAAGGACGGCTACGGGGTGCCACGACCGTCGCACTCGAACTGAGATTTTCCCCAGCCACCCGCACGGGTGGCTTTTTCAATGCCCGGAAAGGGCCCGAACACAAGGAGAACAACCATGTTCCTCAACCTCCAGCACCCCCATATCCGATACATCGCCCCGCCCGCCGAAGGCGGTTCGGACACCGCCGACACCACCCCGCCGGCCAAACCGAACGGCAACGGCGAGGAGACCGACTGGGAAGCCAAATACAAGGAAGCGCTCGGCCACTCGCGCGACTGGGAAAAGAAGGCCAAGGCCAACAAGGCAGCCGCCGACGAACTGCAACAGCTCAAGGAGGCCCAACTGTCCGAAGCCGAAAAGACCGCCAAGCACATCAAAGAGCTTGAAGCCAAGAACGCCGCCTACGAGGCGGAAAAACAGCAGAACGAATGGAAGACGCAGGTCTCCAAGGAAACCGGCGTGCCCATCGCACTGCTCCACGGCTCCACGCTCGAAGAAATGCAGGCCGACGGCAAGGCGCTCGCCGACTACATCGCCGACAAAACCAAGCCCACGGTGCACGCCTCCTCCGAATCCAACCAGCCGCCCGCACCATCCGGCACATCCGGCGACTGGATCCGTGACCAGTTCCTCAAACAAAAGCAGAAATAACCCACTTCATAGAAAGAAGGTATGACGATGGCTTCCACCGTGAACTCCATCATCACCAGCGGCGACCTCGGCGGCGGACTCATCCCCACCGAATACGCCACCCAGATTATCCAGGACGCCCCCAAGTCGAGTGTGTCCCTCACCCGCATGCGTCAGATCCGCATGAGCACCCGCACGCGCACGCAGCCGGTGCTTGACTCCAAGCCGATCGCCTACTGGGTTGGCGGCGATACCGGCCTGAAGCAGACCACGAAGATGAAATGGTCGGGCCTAAGCATCACGGCCGAGGAGCTTGCGGCCATCGTGCCCATCCCGGAGGCCGTCATCGCGGATTCTGGCATCCCCATCTGGCCGGAGGTCATGCCGCGTCTGGCTTCCGCGCTCGGCTACAAGCTGGATCAGGCGACACTGTTCGGCGTGGACAAGCCTTCCAGCTTCCCTGACGGCATCATCCCGCAGGCCATCGCGGCGCACAACACGCTCACCCAGGGCAAGGACCTCGCCAAGGACGTTGCCAGCATGGGCCAGAAGCTCGCCGAACAGGGCTTCGCCATGAACGGCTTCGCCAGCAAGCCGGGCCTGAACTGGGAGCTTATCGGCCTGCGCAACGCCAACGGCACCCCGATCTACGTGCCCTCGCTCGCCGCCGGAGCGCCGTCCACCCTGTACGGTTTCGGTCTCAACGAGGTTGACAACGGCGCGTGGGATGCCACCAAGGCCGTGCTGCTCGGCGCGGACTGGTCGAACTTCGTGGTCGGCATCCGTCAGGACATCACCTACAAGCTGCTCGACCAGTCGGTTATCTCGGACGATAACGGCAAGGTGATTCTGAACCTCGCGCAGCAGGACTGCGTCGCCATGCGCGTCGTGTTCCGCGTCGGCTTCCAGATCGCCAACCCCATCAACGACGTGCAGCCCGACAAGTCGAAGCGCTTCCCGGCATACGTCATCGCGCCGCCCTCCGCAGTGGCCGCATAGTGATGGCCATGGGACTGAAGCTGCTGGCCGTAGCACGCGGCTTCGGCATCATCGCATCCTGACATTAAGGAGGCCGTCATGGCCGACGAAACGGAAGAAAACCCATTTGCCACGCATTTGGAATTGGCCAAACGCTGGAAGCAGATGCCGGACGACCCAGATTATGTTGACCAGCGTCTGGCCGACGCATCGCAGTTCATCCGCGAACAGTGCCCCGATTGGCGGAACATATCGCGGGCGACGCTTGAACGCATCGCCTGCGAGCTCGCCAAGGATGTGATCTCGTCCGACATGCAGACCGAGGGCGCCGGTTTCGATACGACCGGTGCCAGCAATCTCAGTCTCACGGCGGGCAGTTTCACCCAGTCGATGACCTTCTCGAATCCTCGCGGCGAATTCTATCTGTCCAAGGGACAGAAGAAGGCGCTTGGGCTCACCGGCCAACGCTTCTACAGCATCGACCTGTCGAACGGGGAGGCGTCATGAGGGGCGAGACCGTGACAGTGGTGCGCTACACGCCCACCGGCGAGACCGACCCGGGCGGCTCGCCCGTCACGAAGGACGATATCGAATCGGTGGGCAACGTGCTCGTCTCGCCGGGTGCCATGTCGAATGCAACCGATTCGCTGCGCCCTGACGGAGTGACCGTGGCGTTCACGTGCCTGTTCCCGCGCAGCTACGCATACCGGAGCCTGCGCGGGGCGAGCATACGCATCGACGAGCATGACTACAAGGTGATCGGAGACCCGAGGCCATTAGACGGTGGCATGAAACCCACCGCATGGAACCTCACGATCGAAGTCACCGACACGAAGGGATAGGCATGAAACGAGTGAAACTCCATTATTCGGCGTTTCAGTCATACCGGCGTAACGAGGGTTCCAAGGCCGCCGTCAGCGAGGCTCGGAAGCTCGCGGCGAGGGCGAACGCCATGGGCTCGCCCACACACGCGGGCCAGCCCCTGTACACGGCGTTGGGCCCTCATGCCAACCCCAAGGGAGCCACCGCGCTCGTGCACACGGAGAACACCGCCGCGCTCATCGATAATGCCGTGCATAACACGCTCGTCAAGGCTATGGGAGGCGGTGGCTGATGGCAGTGAACGCGGAGAAACTCGTCATGGACTGGCTCAACGCGGACACGACGATCAGGGCCGAATATCCGGCGATGTTCGATGTGCCGGCCGAGTCCAGCGCCACGCATCCGATACCGTTCGTCACCGTCGAACAGGTGGGAGGCTCGGACGAACCGTTCCGCAGTCTGCCGCTTATCGCGGTGCAGGTGTGGGGCGAGTCGCGCTGGCTGGTCTCCGAGGCTGCGGCGAAACTCATACTCCCCCGCCTCAAACGTATCGTCGAACTGCCCGAGGTCGCCGATATCGACATCACCGGGCGCACGCATTTCCCCATGCCCGACGGGCGGCCCCGTTACCAAATCATTCTCCAGTTGATTATCAAATCAGACGATTAGAAAGGCTGTAAATCATGGTTAATTCCACAACCAACGATTCCACCATGGTGTCGTTGGGCAAGTTCAAGGTCGGCGGCTACGCCTACTGGGCACCCGCCGGCACCACACTGCCCACCGACTCCGCCACCGCACTGCCCGCCGAGTACAAGCTGCTCGGCTACCTGTCCGAGGACGGCCTGACCAACACGACCGACACCGACACCGCCGAGATCAAGGACGCGAACGGTGCCACCGTGATGAAGATCATCACCAGCTACGCCGAGTCCTACCAGTTCGCCCTGCTCGAAGTGCTGCGAGCCGAGGCCGCGAAGCTCCGCTATAACTCGGACGCGGTCACCGGCAACGACAAGAGCATGACCATCAAACACCAGATGCCCTCCGACGAGGACTTCGTTTTGGTGTTCGAGATCGCGATGAGCGGAGATGTGAAGGATCGTCTCGTGATCGGCAACGCGACCCGCGCCGAGTTCGGCGACCGTCAGGTGCATGCCGGCGACCCGCAGGTGTACGACATCACCGTCTCCGCCAACGACATGGGCAACGGCGTCACCGCCATCGAATACATCGGCATCGCCGCGTCCCGTAGCATTGCCGCCACCGAGGCCCTGGTCGGCAAGGTCATTGATCCGGTCAACGGCGACGAGACCGCCGAAACCGGCGAAGGGACCCAGGCCGCCGAATAACGGTTCTTCCCGCGTCATGCGTTCGACGACTTCCCCGTGACGCGGGAACCCTCATTTTTTCAACCCTCGAAGTCGTCCATGGTTTTTTTGGAGAAGTCATTATGTCACGAAACCGTCATCATCGTTACGGTAATACCGCCAGCAACAACGTCCCCGGCAACCGTCCGCAGGATCATAGGCCCGCGCAGGGCAAGCCGCGCACCGTCACCGTCAAGGGCATCTCCCTGACCATCGACCCGAAGGTGCTGGACGATTGGGAGTTCGTGGAATCTCTCTATGACCTTCAGGCCGACCCGAAGGGCAACGCCTTGCAGATCATCCCGTTCCTGCGCCGACTTCTCGGCGACTCATACGGCAAGGCCAAGAACGAATTACGAGGCGCTGACGGTCGTATCGACGGCGAAACCATGGGAGCCTTCCTGAACGAACTGTTCGAGGAGATGGGCAAGGCTTTCCCAAACTCATGACGCTCGTGCTCCTGCTCGTCCGCTGCCCAAACCAACTGGCGGCGGACATGAGAGGGGAGTACGGGCTTGCCATCCATGATCTGCCGCCAATGCAGGTAGCGCTATTGGCCGTGAATCTGCCGGACGGTTCGCTGGTCTGGCAGGAGTTGAACACGGCGCGAGCGTGGACGTTCGACCAGTATCTCGCCGTGCTGCGCATCGAACAGATGAACCTGTGGATGTGGGCCAACACTGATCCGAAAAAACGTGGCCCGCGACCATGTCCGCTGCCACGGCCGGGGAAGCCCGAAGTCAAGCAGGAGACTGCTCCCGAGCCGCACAACGAGGGCGGGGGCACGGTGCGGCGAACGCGCACCATCAAAGCGGTGGGCATGAGCGTCGAACAGCTCGACCGATTCATGAGCCAACGGTTCACGACCGTGAACCGTGTGGAGAACCGGCCGCAGACCGGACAACCATAGCCAAACAGAGGAAGGCGAAACAATGACATATAATCTCGCCACCGCATTCGTGCCCATCGTCCCCTCGATGGAAGGCGTCGGCAAGGCCATCGAAAAGGCGTTCGGCGACGTATCCCAGAACGCGGGAAGCAAGGGCGGCGTGAATGCCGGCAAGGGTTTCGCATCCGGCCTGCTCGCCAAAGGCGGCATCATCGGTGCAGCTGCTGCCGTCACGACCAAGGCCATGAGCGTCATCTCAGGCAGCATCGGAAACGCGGTCAGCCGCGCCGACCAGATGAACAACTTCCCGAAGGTCATGAAGAACCTCGGGTACAGTTCGCAGGACGCGGCCGCATCCATCAAGAAGATTTCGAACGCCTTGGACGGTCTGCCGACCACGAGCTCGGCCATGACCGGCATGGTGCAGCAGCTTGCACCGTTGACCTCGAATCTTGACGAGGCCACGAACATCGCCCTCGCGTTCAACAATGCGATGCTTGCGGGCGGCGCTTCGACCATGGAGCAGGAGAACGCGCTCACCCAGTACACGCAGATGCTGAGCGCCGGCAAGGTCGATATGCAGGCATGGCGTTCGATTCAGGCCGCGATGCCCGGCCAGCTCAATCAGGTCGCCGAGGCCATGCTGGGCGCAGGGAAGAACTCAAACGACCTGTATGAGGCCATGAAAAACGGGTCAATCAGTTTCGATGATTTCAACAAGAAGGTCATGGAACTGAACCAGAACGGTTTCGGCAAATACGCCTCGTTCGCCCAGCAGGCCAAGGACGCGACTCAGGGCATCGGCACGGCCATGGAGAACGTGCAAAACCGTGTCGCCAAGGCCGTGCAGAAGGTCATCGAAGCGGTCGGCGTGGAGAACATCGCCGGGGCGATCAACGGTTTCAGCTCCCAGTTCGGCAAAATCGGCGACGCGGCGGCGGGCATGGTCACCGGCGTGAAAGGCTGGTTCGGCAAGGCGGCGCAGGCCGCGCAGCCGCTTGTGTCGATCTGGCAGTCCGATTTCGGCCAGCTCGGAGTGTATCTGAAAGGTCTGGCGTCGAACGCGCAGGCGTTCGGCGGGAGTCTGCTCGATGTCGTCACGAATGGCGGGGGCTTGCAGAACTTCCTCACGGGATTGAACAACATCATCTCACCTCTCGTCAACTGGTGGATCACGCTTACCCGCAACGTGAGCATCTTCATCGGCACGCTTTCCGACAGCGGCGGAGTGCAGGCGTTCCTCGCGTCGCTCAGCGAACTCTGGAAGGGGCTCACGCAGCTCGGTCAGGGATTGGCAGACGCAGTAACCGGTTTCCTTGCGGTCGGTCAGAACGGTGGCGTCGCAGCCTCCATCGGCCAGCTTGTGGGCGACGCCTTCAACGCCGCCGCGCCGTTGGTCAAATCCCTCGGCTCTGCCTTGCAGTCGGTCGGTGATTGGGCGAGCGAACACGGCGATGCGATACGAACCGTCATCGCTGGCATCGCAGCGTTCAAGACGGCGAGCCTCATATCCGCAGCCGTCACCGCATTGAAATCGTTCGACGTGGCGGCGAAGATCGCCGCAGCCGGACAATGGGTTCTCAACGCGGCAATGAACGCAAACCCAATTGTTCTCGTTGTCACCGCGATAGGCGCGCTCGTGGCCGCGCTCGTCTGGTTCTTCACGCAGACCGAGACGGGCCGCAAGGCGTGGGCCTCGTTCACCTCGTTCCTCTCCTCCGCATGGCAGTCGGTGGTTTCGTTCGTCACGAGTCTCGGCCAGAACATCGCCAACTTCTTCACGCAGACAATCCCGAACGCGATCCAGTCTGTCATTCAATGGTTCCAGCAACTGCCTTCCGCGATCGGGACGGCGTTGTCGAACCTGATTACGTCGATTGGCACGTGGGCGGTGAGC